GGGGGACCGGGCTGGAGCAGCAGGCGCTCGCCTGGGTGAAGTTCGACTTGATGCCGGATCTGGTCTCGGTCGAGCAGCGCGTCTCCAGCATCCTCTACCCGCAACCGGCCTACGCCAAGCACAACGTCGAGGGGCTTCTGCGCGGAGACTCGGCCGCCCGGGCGTCCTTCTACACCGCCATGTGGAACATCGGCGCCTTGTCGACCAACGAGATCCGCGCCTACGAGGAGATGGCTCCCGTCGAGGGCGGCGACTTCCGGTACCGGCCGCTCAACATGGGCGCGCTCGGGACCGCCGAGATCGAGACCACGCAAACGCCGACCGAGGAGGTCGCGAATGGCTGACTACCGATTCCGCAACCGGCTTCCCAAGCCTGGCGAGGGCAAGACCCTGCGCGCCCAGCTGCGGCCGACCCGCGCCGAGGCCACATCCGGCTCCGCGAGCACCGTGGGGCGCATCTACCTGTACGACGTGATCGACTCCTGGGGCGGCTACTGGGGCGTCTCGGCAGCGGAGTTCATCGAAGCGCTCGACAGCCTCGGCGACGTCTCGGAGGTGCATGTCCACCTCAACTCGCCGGGCGGCGAGGTATACGAGGCGATCGCGATCTTGAACGCACTGCGCAACCACCCGGCCAGGGTGGTCGCCGTGGTGGATGGCATCGCCGCGTCGGCCGCATCGTTCATCGCGGTCGGCGCCGACGAGACGATCATGGGCGAGAACACCGAGCTGATGATCCACGACGCCTGGGGGCTCGCGGTCGGCAACGCGGCCGCTTTCCGGCAGTTCGCCACCGAGCTGGACCGGGTCAGCGACAACATCGCGTCGATCTATGCCGCCAAGAGCGGCGGCGACGCGGCTACCTGGCGGGCCGTGATGATCGACGAGCACTGGTACAGCGCTACCGAGGCCGCCGACGCGGGCCTCGCCGACCGGGTCGGGACGGTTGAGGACCAGGGCGAGGCCGCCGTCCCCCAAGAGGACGAGACGCCGGCCGAGTCCGACGACGACCTGTTCGACCTGGCCGCGATGGGCTTCAAGTACTCCGGCCGCGCCGAGGCGCCCGAGCCGACCGTCCCGGTCGAGCCGGGCCTCGAGCCCGGCGACGACCTCGCGATCCCGGCGGCCTCTCTCCACCGGTTCCACGAGATCGCGCGCGCCACCGCCTGAGGGGCGCGACCACGAACGACCCGCCGGGTTTGGCCCGCCGGGCGACACCGCATGCACCGACAAGCCGAAAGGGAACGCGCATGCCCACCTTGCAGGAGAAGATCGACAAGCGGGCCAACACCTGGGAGCAGATGAAGGCCATCATGGAGCGCCGCGTCGACGGTGACTTCGCCAACGGGGAGGACCGCGAGGCCTACCTGCGCGCCGAGCGCGAGTACGACGCGCTCGACGCCGACATCAAGCTCGAGGAGCGCCACCGCGAGCGCAACGAGGCCAACACTCGCGTCGAGCGGCCCGCCAACCCGCTCTCGGAGGCCTCCACCTTCGAGCCGGAGAGCGAGGACGAGCGCGCCTACGCCAAGGCGTTCGCGCAGTACATGCGCGTCGGTGTCGCCGACCTCGACTCGGACGAGAAGAAGATCCTCCGCGCCGGTCTCGTCACCGACCCGGCGTTCAAGAACGCCGCCGGGGTCGCCACCGGCGGCGCGGGCGGCTACACGGTGCCCCCGGAGTTCCGTCGCCAGATCATCGAGCGGCTGCAGTTCGTCGCGTCGATGCGGCAGCTCGCCGACGTGATCACCACCGACACCGGCGCCACCCTGCCGTGGCCGACCAACGACGACACCGCCAACGAGGGCGCGATCCTCGACGAGAACACGCAGGTCTCCGAGCAGGACGTCACCTTCGGGCAGGCGAGCATCGGGGCCTACATGTACACCTCGAATCTGGTGCGCGCGTCGTTCCAGATCCTCAACGACTCCGCGTTCAACCTCGACGCCTGGCTGGCCAAGGTCCTCGGCGCCCGCATCGGCCGCGTGCAGAACCGGCACTTCACCGTCGGCACCGGCGACGACCAGCCTGACGGCGTCATCACCTCGGCCACAAACACCGTCGACGCCGCGACCGCGACCGAGATCGGGTACGCCGACCTCGTGGAGCTCACCGAGGCACTGGACCCGGCTTACCTCGGCGGCGGCAACTGCCGGTTCATGGCCTCCCAGGCCGCGCGCAAGCAGCTCCGGCTGCTGGTCGACGGCGACCAGCGCCCGCTGTGGCAGCCCGCCCTCACCGCAGGTACGCCTGACATGCTGATGGGCTACGGCCTCACGCTGAACAACTACGTCGCCGCGCCTGGCGCGTCGGCGCGCTCTTTGGCGTTCGGTGACTTCCGCGAGGGCTACCTGATCCGCGACGTCTCCGATTTCGCGCTGCTGCGCCTGACCGAGCGCTATGCCGACTACCTGCAGGTCGGGTTCATTGGCTTCCAGCGCTCCGACGGCACCATGCAGGACGCCGCGGCCGTCGCCGTCCTTGAGCACCCGGCCGCCTGATGGCCGCCGCGAAGAAGGCCGCCGCGAAGGCCGAGCCGGAGAAGCACGAGAAGCGCGAGAAGGTCAAGGACGGCCCGATGGAGTCGAAGCCGAAGGCCGAGCCTGACCGCGTGGCGATGCCGTCGCTGCGCGCCGACGGCAAGCCCGACCAGAGCGAGGGCTTCAAGGTCATCGGCGAGGACGAGAAGCCGAAGGACTGACCCGTGGCCCTCGCTCTCGACATCGACTCCGCCGCACGCCAACTCCGGATCCAGGGCGACCCGCCCGACGACCTGGCCGACTATGTCGCCGCGGCGATCGCAGTCATCGAGCGGCACACCGGCGAGACGATGGCGACCACCTCGGCGCAGTACGTCGCGGTGACGCCGCCGGTCTGGACGATCGCTCTGCCGCAGGTCCCAGTCCGCTCGGTTGGCTCGGTGACCAACGACCTGGGGCAGACCTGGGAGTCGACCGACGTGTCGGTCTCCGAGAACGGGGTGCTGCGGGCGCTCAGCACCCCGTTCCGCGGGGAGATGACGGTCACCTACACCGCCGGGTACGGCGACGCGCCACCGGCGAACTACGTGCTGGCCGGGCTCATCATCGTCCAGCACCTGTGGGAGTCGCGGCGCGGCTCCATGCCGCTGGCGAGCAGCGACCTCGAGGGCGCCTACGATCCCCGGCTCGCCTACGCGATCCCGAATCGGGCCATCGAGCTTCTCGGCTCGGAGGCACCTGGAGGGTTCGCCTGATGGCCGGGTGGGGCACCCGCGTCTCCGCGGCCATCGACGCCCTCGTGTCGCTGTGGAGCAGCGCGGGCGGCGACCTCGACGGCGTGTGGGTGGTCGACGGGGCGCCGGTCGGCAACGACTCGGCTACCGCGCTGGTCGCGGTCGGCTACAGCGACCAGGACGGGATCGCCGTCCAGGGTGAGACCGCCGCCGAGGGCTGGGCGGGGCAGCCGAACCGCGAGTCCTTCACGATCAACTGCGCCGCCGCCGCGTTCGACGGCGCAGGCGACCAGGCGACGGCCCGCTCGTCCGCATTCGTGATCTATGAGGCGTGTCTCGGCGCGCTCAGCACGGATCCGACGCTTGGCGGCGTGTGCCTCCGAGCACTCCCGGGACCGGTCACGGTCACTCAGTCGCAGACCACCCGCGGGGCGGCCTGCAACGTCCAGTTCACGGTGTCTGTCGACGCCTTCACCGCCTGAGAAGGAGACCCCTGATGGCTAGCAAGTGGGTGGAGGTCACCCATCCCAAGACCAAGGGCACCGCGACCGTCGCGGCGTCCGCAGTGCCCCAGCTCAAGAAGTCCGGCTGGGCCCTGAAGACCAAGGCGGAGAAGTCCGCGGAGAAGAAGGAAGGCTAAGCGATGGTCGCGACCAAGATCGACCCCACCAAGCGCTACATCCGGCCGGGCATCACGAAGGTCTACTACCTTCCCGCCGCGGCCGACTACACGGCGCTGACCCGCGAGGAGATCGACGCGGGCACCGACCTGACCCCGGAGCTGGCCGACGTGGCCGGGTTCTCCACGACCTCCGACACCGTCGACGCGCCCGACTGGGGCTCGCGTTTCACCTCGAAGGTTGCCGGGATGGTCAGCGTGGACGACTCCTCGCTGACCCTGTACGCGTCCCAGGACACCCAGGACGTGCGCACCCTGCTGCCGCGTGACACCACCGGCTTCATCG